GAAGGTATCCAAGATAGAATAGATAGATTAGAGAGACTAGTAGAGATACTTAGGAGGGAGAACAAATGATACCAACAACACTTAGAGAATATATATGGTTCATGCATCAATGTGATATAGTGTGGACACCAAGCAACAAAGAAGAGGAGCCACCATTTTAATGCAACCAGGAACACAAATAATAATACCGTTTCTCCTAGCTTATGTAGGAGGTTTCATTTACTTCTTAGTAAAAGGTTATCGTAATGCTAATGGCAAAAGAAAAAACAATATTCAAACAAGGTAAAAGCTACACAGTAAGAGATGTAGTAGTAGAATACTGGGGTTCAGATGCTTTCCGTAAGTTAAGCTCTGCATCTCAGAAGGATTACTATGACTGTCTTATGGTCATCAATGATGATGTAGGTGATACAAGCATGAAAAGATTAAGTGTGTCTTTAATGCAACAGTGTTACATCACGTGGTTAAGGAGAGGTGAGTATGTAAAGACAGGCAAACTAAGTATATACAGAGCTAACAAGATAGCTGCCATCATGTCTATACTTATCAACTGGGCTAAGAAAAACGGCATCAGTATAGAAAACCCTATGCCACTGTTAGAGAAGACACCTAATCCACAACGCACAGTAATGTGGGAACCAGAGCAAGTAAACAAGTTCCTGACTACAGCGTACAGCGAGTGGAAGTGGCGTAGCATTGGCTTAATTGTACAGATGGCATACGAGTGGGGGCAGCGTGTAGGTGACATGCGTATGCTTACATGGGCAGCTATCAACTTCGATAAGAAGCGTTGTGACTTAGTGCAGAGCAAGCGTGGAGCAGAGGTACACCTACCTATTAGTGATACATTGATGCACGTACTCAAGCAACAGCACGAAACGTTTGGCTTCCAGTGTCTAGTGACACCACAAGTACAGCCTAGTGATGGATCATACAAGCCCTACACTTTAAATATGCTACACGTCTACGTCAATGCAGTACTAGAGGCAGCAGAACTACCTAGCTACCTCACAGCTATGGACATGAGGCGTACAGCTATCACTGAGATGGTAGAAGCTGGTGTAGATATAACACAGATCAAGCAAGTAAGTGGACACACTAACATAAATAGCTTGACTCCTTATATCAAACACACTTACACTGGAGCATCAGAAGCCCTAGCCCAACGTCAAGCATTCAAGGAGAAGAAGTAATGCTAATAGATATCAATGCCTTAGATGTAGTAGAAGGAGAGCAGATACGCCAGGACTGCCCAAGATGTAAAGGTAAGAACACCTTCACTGCAACTAAGCGCAATGGTACTTTAATCTACAATTGCTATAAGTTATCGTGTGATCTTCAAGGTAAGATAAACCTGGGCATATCTAAAGAAGAACTAGAGCACTATCTAGTGACCCCTCTTATCGAAACAGGTAGTATAAACAAGAGGTTAGAGCACTTTGTTTATCCAGAACATGTAACGACTGACTCAAGCAACAAGTATATCAATAGATTTCGTATGCGTTGGAGTGGCGAGTACGCAAATCCCTTAGAAAACATAGAGTTACTGTACGATCTTAAAGATAAACGTGCAGTATTTCCTATCTACAATGATGGACTTATCGTTGATGCAATAGGTAGAGCACTAGATGGTAAGCAGCCTAAGTGGTTACGCTACGGTGGTGCAGCAGAGTATGCCAAGTATTGCTACGGCACTCCTAATGGAGTGTACGTTGTAGTTGAGGATGTCATTAGTGCAGTCACTGTGGCTACAGTATTTCCTGATGTCACAGGCTTTGCTTTACTAGGCACAAGTCTTACTGATGCACACAAGGAATGCTTGAGTGACAGTGCTAGTTATGTTATGGTTGCGCTTGATCCAGATGCACTAAGAAAGACTTTAGTTATGCGTAAAGAGATAGAGGCATGGTGTGACATACCTACCAGAGCTATCAGGTTGCGTGATGATATTAAGTATCAGGATGCAGAAGACATGGACTTTATAGGAAGATGGATAGATGTTGCAGAAAAGTCACACTAACAAACAAAATCCAATGGCGAAGGAGGTTAGACAATCTAAGTACAAACAACAGGTAATACCTGATAAGAAGAAACCCAAACCAGTACGTAAAGATAAACATAAAGGAGCAAGACATGATGACGCAAGAGATTAACCCAAGAACAGGTAAACTAAAGTATGCCCACCACGGAAACAATCCAGACATACAGAGAGCAAGAAATGTAAAGAGTAATCCTAAACGTATGTATGTAGACGGTAAGTATATAAAAGACACACACCCTCTGCATAAACCTGGAAGGTACACATCATTTGGTGATGCTGCTTTTACTGCACTACAAAAGGATGCACAAGTAAAAGAAGGGTACGTCTATGTTATTACTAACCCAGCTTGGTCTGATTGGGTCAAAATAGGTATGGCTATTGATGCAGAGGATAGGCTCAACGGATACCAGACAAGCTCACCTATGCGTGACTATGAGTTAGTCCACGCTATCCCAACTCCAGACAGAGCCAGAGCAGAACGTGTCGCACATAAAGCTGCTGCTATGTGTGGAGAAAGAAAAGGCGAGTGGTTTAAGATAGATACAGCAGAAGCTGTGACAATATTGCAACACATAAAGGAAGCTGAAGATGCAGACAGACAACAGAGAGAATCAACTAACTAAAGATATCAACCGTATGATACGGACTCTCAATGCTAAGACACTATCTAAGACTAGACGTAGGCAAGTAGAGGAGGACATTGCATACAAGCAGAAGAGACTACAAGATCATATGGGCGTTAAGACTTTCATACGTCCTATGAATAGTGTAGAGCGTAAGGCAGCAATAGATAAGAGGAAAGCTAATAACTATGATTGATGTGACACTTATAGATAACATGGGCAGTGACCTTACTGTAGTGAACGCTGCTCGTGTTAGCTTTAACAAGAAGAGTGAGTGGGATGAGGACAATACACTTACTGTAAGTGATAGTAACCTTATATCATATCTTGCAAGGAACAAGCACATGTCACCCTTTGGGCATTGCTTTGCTAGCTTCCATGTTAAGGCTCCTATCTTTGTAGCTAGGCAGCTAGTCAAGCATAAGTTCCTACGATGGAATGAAGTAAGCCGTAGGTATGTAGACTATGAGCCTGAGTTGTATGAGCCTAATGATTGGCGTGGACGTAGTGTTGACAAGAAGCAAGGCAGTGAAGGTATTACATACCCTGATGAAGACATTATTAGTTTTTACAAACACGCTTCACTACTTAGCTACAACCAGTTACTCGAAGCTGGAGTTGCACCAGAGCAAGCACGTATGGTGTTGCCACAAAGCACCATGACTGAGTGGTATTGGTCAGGTAGTCTTGACGCATTCTCAGATATGTGTAAACTTAGACGTGATTATGATGCACAGTATGAGTCACGCTTGGTAGCTAACTCAATTAGTATGGACTTGAGTACATTGTACCCTGCGTCATGGAAAGCTTTAATAAGAGGAGAATAATATGGAACACGGAGAGTTAGCTTTACTTAGAACTTTGATGGACAAAGACTTCTATGATAGCAACAAGGGGATACACACACCAGACAAACTGTTTACTAAGGATGTACGCAAGGTCAAGCAGACTATAGACTACGCTATGAATCAGTTCGATAAGGACTTAAACTTCTCAGAGTTAGAAGGTTTGTTCTTTACTAGAGAGACACTTACTACAGCCAACAAAGATTCATACAAGAGATTGTTTGATAAGCTGCGAGAAGAAAGACCTATGAACCAAGAGGTAGCTCAAGAGGTTATGTCTAATCTGTTTCAACAGGTAGTAGGTGAAGAGGTAGCTAACTTAGGTTTTGACTACGTTAATGGTGAGAAGAATACACTTGAGCCACTGCGTAACATACTGACTGACTATCAAGATAACTTCATGCCTAATCTAAAAGTTGATTGGGGTGACATATCTATTGACAATCTACTGGTAGCTAATGAGATACAGTGCAAGTGGCAGTTCAACATACCGTCACTACAGCGCAAGGTAGAGGGCATATCAGGTGGGCATCTAGTTCTAGTAGGTGCTAGACCTAACACAGGTAAGACATCCTTCCATGCTTCTATGATTGCATCTGAGCGTGGCTTTGCTAGGCAGGGTGCTAAGTGTATCGTGCTGTGTAACGAAGAGGACTACACTCGTGTTGGTGCTAGGTATCTCAGTGCTGCATCTAACATGCCTATGGAAGAGATCAAGGACAACTATGCCCTAGCATCCACAAGGTATAAGCCAGTGTATGACAACATACGTATCGTTGATAGCACAGGTAAGGACATGGTGTGGGTTGAGGCAGTAGTTAAGAACCACAAGCCTGACATCGTAGTGCTAGATATGGGTGACAAGTTTGCTAACAAGACAGGTGCAGACTCCCATGTGTATCTCAAGGATGCAGCAATACACGCTAGGAATATTGCCAAGCAGTATGACTGTGCAGTAATCTGGATGTCTCAGCTATCAGCAGAGGCAGAAGGTAAGATATATGTAGATCAGTCTATGCTTGAAGGTAGTAAGACAGGTAAGGCTGCTGAGTGTGACCTGATGGTTTTGATATCTAAGAACCCACAAGTAGAGGGTGAGTATGAGTCAGACACACAGCGACACTTGAACGTAGCAAAGAATAAACTAAAGGGTGGATGGCATGGGGTTGTCCACTGTCAGTTAGATGGAGAGAGAGCAAGGTACTCAGCATGAGAAGAGTCTTAGATGTAGAGAACTCTATAACTCTACGAGATGGTAAGATATTCAATGATCCGTATGAACCTGCCAATACGCTTACTGAGGTGGGTGTACTGTGCTTAGATACAGGAGAGAAGAGACTACTACCGTTTGACCACAAGGAAGCAACAGAACAACACAAGTCCAACGCCTGTGTCTTACAGAGGATGCTAAACAACACAACTTTACTGATAGGACACAACCTACAGTACGATCTAGCCTGGCTATGGGCTAACGACTTTAAGTATGATGGTGACATATATGACACAATGCTTGCAGAATATTTACTTTTACGTGGACAGAAGCAACCACTTAGTTTAGAGCAGTGTGCTATTAGACGAGAGCTACAGTATCAGAAAGATGATACACTCAAGACGTACTACAAGAAAGGATACAACACCAATGAGATACCACTTGATGAACTCAGTCATTATCTTGACCTTGACTTGCTTACCACTGGCGAGTTGTACAAAGCAACAGAGGCTGACTTTTCAACCCCGTCCTCCGCTTCCTTACGAGCAGTCAAGGACGTTACGTTTAGAACCTGCAAAGTCCTCACAAGAATGTCAATGGCAGGAATCAGGGTGGATAGAGATGCCCTCGAACACGTCCGTACTACATTCGAGCGAGAGCGCAAAGAAATACTTGATAGACTGCAAGCCACAACAAGGGAGCTGATGGGTGGCACACCTATTAATCTCAACTCACCAGAGCAGATGTCGTGGGTAATCTTTAGTATCAAACCTAACAACAAGAAAGAGTGGGTAGATATCTTTGATTATGTAGATGACAAAGGTTTTAGAGATGCAGTAAGAAAAAATAGTAAGATGTTATTTAAGACAGTGGCTTCTACCTGCCCCAAATGTAGTGGGTATGGAAGAGTACACAAGAAAAGAAAGGATGGTACACTCTACAAGATACCAAACAAATGTACAGACTGTGATGGTAGAGGTTTCTTACTCACAGCAACAAACGAAATGGCAGGGCTTGGTTTCTTTCCACCAAGTAAGAAGTGGGTCAGTGCCAATGGCTTCGGTGTAGGTAAGACAAACCTGGATGCACTTATAGCCACAGCTAAAAACAACAATATGGAGAAAGCAATTGGATTTTTACAAGACCTCAAGAGGCTTAGTGCTATTAGTAGTTATCTTAGTAGCTTTGTGGATGGCATTATCACCAACTGCAAAAGAAGTAGCAAACTACACATCAACCTTACCCAGCATATCACCAGTACAGGTAGATTCTCTGGACGAAACCCCAACATGCAAAACATGCCAAGAGGAGGAACCTTCCCAATAAAACGTGTGTTCATCTCAAGGTGGGAGGGTGGCAAAATAATTGAGGCCGACTTTGCTCAACTTGAGTTCAGAACTGCTGCGTTCCTAGCACAAGATAAGACAGCTATGCAGGAGATTGATACAGGATTTGATGTACACTCCTACACGGCAAAGGTTATCAGTGATGCAGGGCAACCTACAGGTAGACAGGATGCAAAGGCACACACCTTCGCTCCTCTCTTCGGGGCTACAGGGTATGGCAGAAGCAAGGCAGAAGCTGCATACTATAAGCAGTTCGTAGAGAAGTACAAAGGCATAGCCAAGTGGCACAGTAGGTTGGGTGATGAGGCTGTTAATGAAGGTAAGATAACTAATGTCAGTGGTAGGCAGTACGCTTTCCCTGACGTACATCGTAGAGAAAATGGCAGCGTGTCACACTTCACTATGATAAAGAACTACCCTGTGCAAGGCTTTGCTACAGGTGATGTCGTACCTGTTGTACTCATAGAGCTTGACCGTTTGCTTGAGCCTTTGCAGTCGTGCCTAGTT